ATCCATCCTCATTATGACTATCTTCTAAATTTACAAAATATACCTTATTGTATTCTAATGGCGCGGTTAGTTCATCTTTAAAAACTATATCGCCTAACGGTATTTGCATACGCTTACATAAATTTGTTATTTGTGTATCGGTTAATGACATTATTAATATAATATAAAATCTTTTCTTTATGTATTATCACACATAAAGACCAGACCCACCCATAACACCAGTATGCCCACCGGTGTTAAAGTGTTGGTATTGAGGAGGAAGAAAATGTTGGAATTGAAAGTTAGCACTAAATGGTTGAGACACTAATGCAGGAGGTGTATATGCATGTAACATACTTCCTTTTAATCCAATAGTTGATTTTTCAATTGCCCCACCGACCATACGAGAATGAGGGCCTAATGGTCCTAATGGTGCTTGAATTGGTGCCATATCATATCTTGAATCAATTCCATGTTTTGCCATAACAGCGCTATGCATTCCATTGATAGCGTTATCCATGCCAGCGCGGGCTAGATATCCGTAATTAGTTCCTAAATGTTTATTGAGTGTATCAGCTAGTTTTAATTTTGATGATATACCACTACCGGCCACATTAACAGGTTTTGGAGCAGTCATGGTTGGTGCGGTTGGTTTTAATGATGGATTATGAGCTTCAGGACTAATTGCTTTTAAAATTGTTTTATTAGCTTCTTGTTCTTCAGGACTTAATTGAATTTGTGATCCTTTACCTTTATTAAAAGCCCTTGAAACAATATTATAGGTTGTTGGATGGACTAGTAATTCAAAACCAGTACCTTTCTTTACACGAACCTTATGGCCTTTTTTTAATTTCCTTAATTGATGGGGACTTGCGTCGATCTGAATTGTATGCATTAATAATCAAATCATTATTCTTTTAAATAGTTTATCATTATCTAATAATTAATTATTATTATCTGATAATTAATTATTATTAATTCATTATTATTTCCTTAGGGTTTATTCTAGGAACAATATAATTATATCAATAATATATATACTAAATATATCTTTAAATCCTATTGTGGTTCACCAAGACGTTTACGTTCTCTATACAAACGAGATCTTTCACGTGCTTTTTCTTTTTGTTCATCTGTTTGTGGTTTCTTCGCATATGCTTCACGTCTCGATTTTAAGTGTTCTTCTTTTTCTTCAGGTGTAATTTTAGATCTATACTCTCTAGAATATAATTTTTTATATTCAGGATCTTTAGTTTTAGTCATTTCTGATTTAAGTTTACATCCTTTTTCACGTCTATTCTTTTCAGCCCATAAACGTTTATATTCTTTAAGTCCGTCAATCTTCTTTTCAATAACTTCAGGTTTTTGGTTATTCTCATACCGATCTTGATTACGTCTATTAGTTTGTCGATCAACCCATCTTAAATTATCAATATGATTGTTTTGTCTATTACGATCAATATGATCTACCTCAGGAAGATTATCCGGATTAGGTATCCATTGTAAAGCGATCAACCGATGAATACGGTATTTTTTACGTTGTCCATTTAAATGTAAATGTAAAAATAAATAATCATCATCTGCAATACATTGTTTTTTAATTTTAGAACTTCTACATGAATACACATTACCATTTTTATTGATTTTGTATAAGTTTTCATATCCTTTAATGAATTCGAAATCAGATAATTCCATTAATATATATAGTAAATAAACCTTTAAGTCATTTAGTGATAATATTATCATTGAATAATTTAAAAATATGGTTTAAATCACCTAATCTTTTTCTACTTAAACCCTTGCGCCAGTAAGTACATCGATCGAAATACTTACACCGTATTCAACAAACACCCAGTAATCACATGCTTTTGACGACATATTTTGACCAATAATTTGAACAGATTTAGGGACACTTTGTTCAACAGGAAGCATGCGTTCAACATTAACATAGTAATAACAGTATTCCATATCAAAGTCTTGACGACCAACTAACCCAGATGTTAAACCATCAGTAAGACCTCCATTGACAGCATTTTGTCCATAAAGTTGGTTGTTAAATTGTTCAAAGTTATATTTCTGTAAGTTATAGATAGCATTTTGACCAGAAATTTGTACATTGAAATTTGTAAGATGGCATAGTGGTGAAGTTGGACCAGCGCCAGCAGGATCAAAAGGACTTTGATATACTGGAATACCATTTGGTAAGTTTGTATTAGAATTAAAGGTAATAGTACTTCCAGTTTTAAGATTTGCAACTGTACCAGCACCTGTAAGTGATGAATAAAATGGTAACACAAGAATGGATTTAATGTTGGCAATACCATTTGTGACTAAGTTATTAATAGTACCCCCAGTTGGGATATTAGTAATTTGATATTGATAAATATCTGTATAATTGATTTGTTTTACTGGGGTAGATAGATATGCTTGTTCAAATGTTGGGTTGAAAGTATATGCGGGTACATATAAATAAATTGATTGAGCAAGATTACCTGTTGCAGCGATAGGCGCTAGTGCGGAATCTAAGCATCTGGCCCCAACTGATAAATTTACAATACTTGAAATACGTAAGGTACCTCCAGCAGTACTTAATGTTGTATCAGATATAGCGGTTAGAGCAGAAGCAGAACCGTTAGATGTAGCAGGCGATGCAACCATTATTGGATTAATACCCCCAACAGCATTTGATACAGTTTGTAACCACAAACCAGAGTATGTGCTAGTTCCTAAAGTTCCAGCACCATTTCTAGTCCAGGTATTCATAACTGTACATGATGTATTATTTAAATTAAGTGTTAATTTCATGAATACACCTTTAAGTAATGGACACATATTAAAGAAACTATGAATATGTTTAAGTTTAATAATTGCTAGAAGATTAATTTGCATGACAGGGGCAGTTGTTACATTTGTAGCATTTGCGGCGGTTGTAGTAAGAACTCCTGAAGTTCTGGAAGCGGTAATAACATAATTCTTCCATAAGTTATTAAGAGCGTTAGCTTGTAAAAGGCTTGAATAAGTTGCAGTTGTAAGTCCAGCAGCATATGCGGTAGAAAATGTGGCACTGGTAGAAGGTCCCACTAAACCAGCACCGTCAAAGTTGATTAATTGTTGTCTATTTAATAAACCAACATTACCTTGTCCAGATTGGAATGAATTATTATATCCACTAACAACAGCTGAAGCCACAAAGTTTGTATTATTACAACATCCACCATTAATAAGGAAATCACCAGCAGCAGGAACAGCATCAATAGCAGAACCAGCACCTGATACTGTAGGATAATAAGAAAAAGCGGTAGATTCATCAGGATAAAAACCAATAGTATCCCCTTGAGATAAAATATCTTGATAACTTAATGAAGTCATTAATTTGAACGAGTTCCACATGTTAGAATAAGGGGTCTGTTGACAGATAGTTGTTCCGTTGTAATCCAATGTGAGTGAATGAATCATTGACCCAAACCAGTTTTTTAGTCCCATGACATAATCGGGACTTTTAGTACTGTCAGCAAATTGACTAAAACTAGTTGTAGCAGCAGGTAAGGTACCAGTAGCAGTTGCGAATCCCGCATAAGTTGAACCTGTTGGTGTACCAATTGTCATCAAGAGTGGCATGGCTAAATATGCTTCTCTGTATGACATGTATTTGTTTGAATTTGAAAGTTGACTTGTGTCGATGACACTTTGATTATTTGAATAATTTTGATTTTGATTGTCCAGAATGTTAATCCAATCCTTACGGACGAATACATTTGGACTTCCCTCTACTTCTTGGGATAAGTCGAATACTAGTTTATCACACATTAGAAATAATAGTTTATTAATCTTTAAATCTGTTTAAAGATTGATAACTAAAAATATAATTACATATTCATTACGATGTTTTTACGTGGGAGATTTGTAGGTGGTGCAATAGATAGTTTAGATAACTTAGAACTTAAACTCGATGGTAATCCTTTTCCTTGTGATACACCTGATCGTGTATATGGATTAATTCCTGTAGTAGAAATATAATCATCGATATCCATATACGAACTGGCGGAACCACTGCCACCAGTTCTTAAAAGTACGGACCCCATACCTTGTCCTTTCATGAAGTTCATGTTTTTATGATATGCAGATAATGCATGTAAATTTGACGCATTATGATGCGGGAGTTGAATTAATCTCACTGAATTATATACCATTAATATAATTATGATGTTTAATCTTTATATAATATTAAAATTTGAGTTTTTCTTTAATCATAATACTACGTAGTTTAAATACAGCTTTCAACATATTATCAAAAGCATTTAGTTTTTGATTAATAACATTAGTATGACATAATTCTGTATCATTTTTTAAATCATTAAATAATTTATTTCTTTCATTTTGAATATCATTAATAAGAGAATTGATTTTCGATTCATCCATGTGTATATATAATATATATATAATAATCCTTTATATATATTATTGACTTAAAATCTGTTTATGTTTTTACTTATTCGATAGGAACCCCTCATCTTTATCCCGTACAGATAGTAATATAGTCATATTAGGATCATTAATAGTAATCGGTACAAGATTAGG